CCGTCACTGGTAACCACAGGATTGGAGCCAAGATAAACTATCGAGAACCTGTTTCCCGGACCACCAAGAGCATTTACATTATCAAGATAAGGTTTAACATCTCCGTTCTCAAAAAGATGTTCGAGTGCGTTATATACCGCGCGACGTGGAGTACTGCTTCTGGAACCATGCAACGTTATCATTGCACCATCTGCTGAAGACGTTGTTTCACCGCCGCTAACGATTAATCTCTGAGCGGTAACATCATCAGACGGTACTTTCTTCGCAATAATGGCGTAATTACCCTCAAGTTTGACTTCCGCGCGAACTTGTCCTGATGTACCTGCATGGACAGTCAGTGACTGGACGGCAACATCATCTGTGAAATCAACGGGTACAGGAACCGTCCTCACGCCTGACGTCGACATAAAAGTAGGAAGCGTTCTGTTAGGAGTGGCTCCGTAGACAAAATCCCTTGAAACAAATTCTTCCTGTTTAATTTTCACCCTGAAACAATACAAATCAGCCGGGTGACCATCGTGAACATAAGGATATTTTCTGTTGTTATCCCCTATGCTCCATGGGTTTAGAAAATCTTCCCCACCGAAAATGTAGTACAGCCAGTTGTCTTTGATACAAACTGAACCAACACCAACCGCAGAGTTAACTATTCCGCCCTGATAAATCTGATCAGTAACATTAACCCACTCTACATTATCCAGACTCCACTCATTGACGTTAACTCTGGTCATAAATGTTCTTGGATAATTTCCTGCATAACGGTTATCAGGTTCTCCTCCTTCCCACTCACCAAATGCGCGCTCACTGCCAAAAATAACCAGCTCATCGCCAACTTTGGCAAAAGGAAGGTTTGAGTGATGAACATTATTTGGGAAGCGAAGAGAATTCCATGATGTACCTAAATCAGAGCTTCTGTGCAATGAACTACCGGGTTGAGTACTTAATGTCCCCCTGGTCGTCAGATACAGAATGCCATCATAATATTTTACACATGGCTCAGATGCATTCGCCTCATATTCTACAGGTATGCGTCTGCGAACAAAGCTACCAGGAGAACCGAAAGCATCAGAGAAATAGAGTATCCCAAGCTCGCGTGGACCAATATCACCATTATGGTAGCCAACAGCAAAACTGTTATCGCTAATCGTCGCAAAACTGTGAATCTCAGTAACAGGAGTGCTTCCGTCAACAAAAGAAGGAATAGTTCCAAGACTGGTTTTTCTCCATGGTGACGAGTGAAATGATGTACCAAAACTCCAGTATCTACCCTCGTTATTCTGATCCACATCCTGGGTATTTTGCGTCGTAACTGTAAAGGTATTTTTATCAATAACAGTAGTCACCGTCATATTCCCGGTAACATCTGTAACACCAGAGTTTGAGAAGTTGACAAAATCACCAGCAAATAATCCGTGATCAGTAATGCGAATATAAGCGACTTGCTGATTTGCTGCTTTCGTTATACCACCATAAACGCGAAGGCTGCGACTCATTGGGCGATCCCACAACTCTGCAACCTGCAGTTTATTTCCTCTCACGGTCCGCGTCTCAATTACAGCAAAAAGGCGATTTCTGACAACCCCCATACTCATGCAGTGATAGTTAACTGTGGGATAGTTTTCATGTAAATCTGTAAGCCATTCCGGCGTTGTCCAGGTCTTCCCGTCATCTCCTGAGCGAACCCATGCAACATGGAGGTTATTTACACCATGGCGGTCTCCAGCCATAAAAGGCGCATAGATGACATTGTCATATACAAACGTTTTATCCTGCGTCCAGGCGTTGTACCACGGTGTATCTGTAATTTTAAATAACTCTCCCTGGATAAAATCTTCAGAAGCATAAAAAAGAGGCTGACCCGGTATTCTCTCAAATAAAAAACGAGCATTTTTAAATCGACTGACATCTGGAAGAGTTGATACTTTAAAAGTAAGCCCTCGCCCATCTATCTTTTCACCACCTGTTGCAACAGAAAGTAATTCTGATAGAGCTGATGTATCATCATGAACACCATCACCAATAGCCCCCCAACCTCTTACATCATAACTGTCTCTCCATCTTGCTATCTGAAGTTTTGGGTATTTATTCGCTCCATCTGGGTCTTCTAATTGCTGCCGTAGTTGATCAGGGTCATACTTCAGCACATTAGGAAAATAGAACTGCTGCGCACCATACGCATCATAAACAGCCATAGAATGGCCTTGCACGGTAACGAATTTGGCAATCTGTCCGTTATATACAGAATATCCAGCAGCGTTAATGATTATTGGTTGCGAAACAGGAACGTGAGAACCGTCTTCATTCTCCACATAGACCTGAATCTGGTTTTCTGGATTTACAGGATCAGTGTCAATTTTACCGATATAAATTTTGCCATTAGCTACGGCTTTAAAAGAACGCGCCATAGTGAAGAGTTGCGAAGGCATCGATACGATCACATTGGCTGTAATGTCTCTCATTTAATTTGCTCCAGACACAAGGAATCGCCGCAGCATGGCTACGGTGAATTTTGGGCATAAAAAAACCCAGCCGAAGCTGGGTCGTTGCGTTGGTTATTGACCTACACTTTTCGTGCAGGTAGTTAAAGTTTAATTGAGTGGCACGCTCTATCACGTATCGCTGCGAATGAAGCTATCTCTTTAAGTGCCCAGCTTTGCTCAGCCATTAAATGGCGAAGTGCTTTTAGTTCAGCTCTTACTGCTGAAACGTCATACCCCGCTTTTGTCAGAATATTGATTAGTTTATACGCCGGACTGCATTCAACGAGTGCGCTGCGGTCAAGAGCAACAGTATCACCGCATTGCTGCCTGATAATGGCGTAAGGTGCATTTTCAGCAAACCATGAAATCGGGAAGTTAATATCCAGTTTTGGCGCTGGTAACTCTTCTTGTTTGCCAATGAACTCACCTTCAAGCACTACCCTGTGGATGTACTCTACGGCCAGCGGGATTTGTTCAATTGAAAGTTCATCAATGCTGTCAATACCAAACCGCTGATGAACCATATTGTATGCATCGTCATAGCGAAGTCCTTTCTTTCCTACCAGCATGTTTACTGCATCGCGTAGCGGTGTTCTTTCCTCAACAGTGGTTTTCTTTCCTTTTACATACTCGCCATGTTTGCGAATTGAAGGCAGAACTTCTGCTGTTACCCACTTGCGGAATTTGTGCGGGACTGAACCTTTATTGACTGCATCGCGGCAGCGCAGAACCAATGTATACATACCTGATTCGCTCACAATGCTTAGATTCTGCTCACCACCAAGGGTGTAACTTAAAGTTACTCCCTTTTCATCGTCATCAAGTGCAGTAAGCGCCTTGCGTGAGTTAGTCAAATCTAAAGCATCACAAACATCTTTAGCTACAAACCACGGCTCACCGCACTTGTTGATGACGCGGATTTCACTGTCGCCGAATTTGAAGATGGTGAAATCGTTTTGTGCCTTTGCTATACTTTTCATGTCAATATTTCCTAATCCGATTTGTTGATGCCGAAGCCCTGACTGTTCCCGCAGTTGGGGCTTCACTGTTTTTGTAAGTCACTGTAGCTATAAAGCCACTGACCACTCATTTTTGATTTGATTGACTCTACTGAATCACGGCAAGGAATGATTCCACCTGACATCATTCTGATCTCCGTAAATTCACCACTCCTTATCGACTCAATGCCATTAACGTTAACTAAAGATTTACCTCTACCAAGTGCATTCTCATAGCCAATCTCATCAACCTCGATAAACTTCATACCGTTATCCCCTCTCTCTTCAGGCTGTCCAGCACCCGTTTAATTACTTCTGCGCTGAATGAGCGACACTCTTCCTTTGCTTTTTCTTCAAGAATTTTTTCTAGCTTCTCTGGCATACGCAGTGTTTTTACCTTCATTGCATCCTCCGCTGTATGTGGTACGCATACATAGTATTTAGGTACGCATTGATAGTCAATAGATACCTACATATCCTGTGGTAAAAAATTATTCAGGATGCGCCGATGTCTGATCGTAAGTACAAAAACCCTCAAGTGAATCTGAGGCTTCCTGTAGAGATAAAGGAACGTCTTATTGAACTGGCTGAGGCTAATTCTCGTTCATTAAATGCTGAGATGGTCGCGGCACTTGAAGCGTGGACCGAAAAAAATAAACACATTCAAGCACTAGACCTTGCAACTATAGCATCACGATTGATAGATCTTGAACGCGATGTTGAGACGCTAAAGACCATGTATGGTAAGGATAAATAAATATGACAGATACCAAAGTGAACTTCAAAGAAACCATCTTCAAGGACTCAAGTGATGCTGTAAATGAGTATGCTGATGGATTTGCTTACTCGTCTTTTGGGGATGTCGGAGCAAGATTTGGTTCAATTGCATTTTTTAAGCATGTTTCAGACTGGGTTAATAATGAGGAGATTCAGCCAGTTAGATACCAAATTGCCAATATTCGCATGAGTGAAAATCAACTTCTTGAACTGGCTAAGTATATAGTTTCTCAACACGAAGAATCAAAAAAATTAAGCTGACAGAGCCATGATTACTTTTCCTGCCGTAAATGCTGATCATGCAGCGGAGAAAAAGAGAACACTTGGTCGTATGGGGTCGACAGGTGGCTTCGGAGAAAAGTCCAATGCTTCGCCTCCAGTTACCAAGAATGATATAACCAAAAACAATAATATCGCTTATCTTGGAAAACAATACACTGAGGAGCATGCTATGGGCAGCCCATCAAGAGAAGAGATTGACGCGAAGCTTGGTCAAAACAAAGCAGAAATTGAGTTAATATCTGCTAACATGCGCGCTGAAATTTCAGCTTTCAGAGAATTCCAATCTAAGCAATTTACAGCTATGAATCAGTCGCTTAATGAAATTAAGGGACAGATATTCGCTAGCAATGGCGAAGTTGCAGGGCTCAAAGGCCAAATTGATGGCATTAAAACATCCATGACCGCGACCCAATGGCTCGTTGGTGCGGTTCTCGCTATGCTTGCGGTAATCATAACGCTTCCGCAGATTCAATCTTACTTCAAGGTTTCTGAGCCGACTGCGAAGGAAGCCGCTAGTGAAACCCATGATACCAAAATAAAGCAGTGATCTTACCAATAAAACCTGGGAGGACAACATGAAGCAATGGCTCATCATAATTGCTGTTTTTTCGCTCATTTACACTGTTTTCCCAGCATTAAAAGCACCAATACAAATAATTTCAATAGCAATAATTGCAATTGGTGCTTTCATTACAGTATCCGTACTTGTGTTTAAGGTTTTAAAGTTTTTAGTTTGGCTATCAAAAGATGATGGATGCAAAGTTCATCAAGAAAAAGAAGGCAAAATAACCAAAGTTGACTAACTGTCACTAGCGAGCCATGTAATAATCCCCGTGCGGGCAATGGTTTTTGCTTCATCTGTTGATAGGGTTTTCTCCCATCTCTTAAATGCCCCAGATTGCATCAGTTTCCTTTCTATTGCGCGTCTCACTTCTGCTCTGTCTACTGGTGCGTTTTGCAGGCGAAATAGCATTGATTTAAACTCAGGAGAAGACAGTAGAGCATCGGCAGCCTTTATCCTGCTTGTTTTCCCTGACATCAATGCGGACGTTATCACCCCTGTTGCACCTACACCAGGAAGACCAGATAAGCTTGTAACACCTTCCGCCGCAGCAGCTTTTGAGGCTATTCCATAAATTTTTGCTAGACTACCCTTTTCCTTCAGAAAGTTATTAACTTGCTGATCCACAAGGCTGCTAGCATGCTGCTTACCAGCATTGAGTCTATTCATAGCCTTGGCTGCTTGATAAATCGTATCAAGGCGCTTTGATGCATCTGTGCCAATAGCATCACGGAGAGCCTTCATATTGGCCCCATTGCGTGACATTCCGTTATACCATTTTACAAATCCATCAACTCCTAATTGCTGACCAGGTGATTTGGCATAGCTGGTAAATGCTTTATTCATTGAGGTGAGCGCAACTTCCTGCCGCATATCCTTTGGAATTGACTTCATTAATTGCCTAAAGTCACCACCGTTTCCTTTTGCCATATTAACAACGGCACTTTCAACTTTTGGAATTGCTGATTGCTGAAGTTTTCTACCCAAGACGGTTACAGCATCATCTTCAATGGATTTTCGTTTTTTTACCAACTCCTTACCAAGCGTCCATAATTCCCCTGCGCCATATTTTTCTGCGACAGCCTGTTGGTCATCTGTTATGGCTGCATATAACTTTTTAAGAACACCTGTTTCTTCATCCTTGAATGGGCCAGAGCCTTTGCCAATAGCTTGTCCAACCTGCTTTCTAGCGAGATCTAAACGCCCATACGTTGGCAAGGTGTTTGGATCAAGTCGGTTCAATGTCCGCTTCATTATTGGAGATAATTCATCAATTCCACCTATGTCATCAGCAAAATCCTCTAAAAAATTCAATGTATTAGTTGCCTCAATCCGGTCTCTTACAGGTACCTTTTCGGCAATTTTGTTGTAGATGTTATCTGACTGATTTTGTAATGATGAAATGGTTTTATCAAAATTATCTGCAAGCCTGTCAGAAACCAGTTGCTTATCAAGGTTTCCCCCAAATGAAGTTATCATTTCATCAGCTTTTCTTCCTAATTCAGTAATAAAACGCTTATGCGCCTCACTAATCTCTGTTCCAGGGAGACTTGCCACTGCATTATCAAGAGCCCTGACAGCAGGATTATTAGAGATCATGCCTGGAGTGGCATAATTTTCCAGTTCTAGCTCACGAATAGCATTTATCGCGTTAAAATCAGGATTAACTTCATCGGCGAAATCTTGAATAGCTCGTTGCCCACCAATAAATTTATTATCCATTGCGCCAGCAGCTTTCTTTAACGTTGCTTTAGATGATTTACTACCCATCCCTACGGATGAGCGATAAATATCTCCGGCACTATTTTTAATTTTTCCTGCAATCTTCCCAAGCGCTGGACCAACAATCTCGGCTACAGGGCCAGCCACAGCGCCAATAGCAGCGCCGGAAGCAACATCGCTATTTGTTCCATTGGCTACAATAGCCCCTTCTCCAGCACCAAGCCCTGCGGCGGCAGCCAGCCTTGCCGCCCCTTTCGGAACCTGAGAAATAATCCCACCACCACTAACAAATGGTGCTGCTTGTCCAACGAACTCACCAACATCTTGTGCGGTTGATGGTTTTGCCGCTAACTTCTGCTGTAGAGACTGAATTGCGGCTTGCTCTTCTGGTGTCATGTCCTGAAACAGGCCAACACCTTTACCAACATCCATCAATCCACTGAGAACGCCATACATAAAACGGTCGAAACCGTTAGCATTATTAACAACATTTTCCTGTCTGGAATTTTCCTCTGGTGAAACCAAAGGAGATTGCTGCTGTTCTGGTTGGGAATCAAGCACAAAGCCATCAGGAAGCTGTGAGTTATCAGGCTGATTATCGAGAACAAAGCCTTCGGGTAAACCTACATCGGTTGCCATTGTCCGTTCCTATAAATGAGTTTCTGACCAGTTTTAGGGTTCGTTGCCGTCGCGCCTTCTGATATCCCACTTGGCGCAGCTTTTGTCTGCCCATTACCACCTTGTGGTGTAGGCTGCGCTGGGACATCGTCAAATAGCTTGGCCTTCCTTCTCCCTAAACTTTTTTTCAGCCCCTGAGGAATAGTATCTCCATACGTATCCAGATATTCGTCTACCTGCTGGTTAAACTGCTGCCCCATAGCGTTGGCGTTAATTTTTGCTGCGTTGACAATGTTATCCCTCGCTTCCTGTGACAAGCCATTCCCTGCATTAAGCTGGTCTACATATCCTTTTATCTGCCCCCATATGCCATCAGAGCGCATGACCTGAACCTGTTCACCTTCGCGAACAACTGACTGAGGGTCGAGAGACTTCATGTAATTAAAGATAATCCCAAGTTGGGCAGCGCCAGTATTTACCTTGCTAAGGGCTTGCAGAGAGTTTGCCGCCGCTCTGACAGAGTTATAATTTTTGCCAAAATTGGTAATATCAGAATTTAATCCCTTAATTAAGTCTGCTGACGGCTTACCTTTTTGCCCCAGCTCCATTAGCTTCAATCCCATCTCATCTGAGTGCATTTGTGCCCGCTGAGCCCTGTCTAGTTGAGCGTTTTGGATATTTGCCCATCCTCTCGCATTCTCCATGTCAGCCTGACGGATGCTTTCATCCAATCGCCCTTGCTCAAGTCGACGCCCCTCCATTCGATCTTTGATATCGAAATACTTCTCATGGCCGAGAGAAAATAGTGCCAGATTACCTGCAAAGTGCTGGAAGCCCTGCGGGTCATTAACCTGCATTTCAGCAATAGTTTCTGGAGGGATACCTAAACGACGCATCTCCTTTTCGCTATCCATCATAAACCTGCCAAATGCACCCGGACCAAGCGACGAAGCTACCTGAGCCTTGAGCGCCAGATTGCCAAAATCATCCCGCTGGGCGTCATCGACATACCCCATGCCTTTACGGACTTCCTCAAACTCTTCGGGGAATGCTGTAATAAGATTACGCATCTGCTCCCTGTCGCCGGACGCATAAGCATCCGCATAACCTTTCTGGAATGCCGCTTTACGCTCCTGCTGTTGCTGCTGCTTATAAATATCAGCAACTCCAGCCAGACCACGTAACGCGGTCAGACCAACGTTATTTGCACCTGATCGAGCCAGTTCATTGTTTTCGCGAATCAGACCAAGCGTTGCGTTAATGTCGCTTGCCTTTGGCGCATTCTCATTTTGCGCACCAATTCCAGCCAGAAAACCACCAGAATTAATACCCTGTTGCCACGTAGCCATTGATTACCCCTTAAAACAACGAGCCAAGCAGACCAAGACCAGCACCGATACCAGCACCCCACGGAGTTGATAGCTCGAGAGCACTGGCTATGCCACCACCCAAAAGCGCACCGGATGCAGCACCACTAACACCCTGCCGCAATGCTGACGGTCGGTTGGCGTTTGCCGCTGCAAGAGCCGCGCTTTGCTGTGAAATCTGGCTCATGTTGTTGGCATATGTCTGCCCGGCGTTTGCCTGCCCCTGAAGAGCGCCAAGACCGATATTTGCCAGGTTGTTGTAATTGTTCATTTGTCCAGACAGCCATTGCTGACCAAGCGTTGGTGCGATTGTTGCTAACTGATTACTGGTTGCGGTGGAACCCAATCCACCTGTTGCTTCCGCTGCCGCCAGACTCTGATAGCGAGCCTGACCAGCAAGATCTTTGTACTGCTGAGAGTTGTAATACTGGTTAAGTGCCTGACCTTGCCCTTCCAGAGACGATAAGTTCTCAAGGCTGCCGACATGCTTCCCAGCCAGAGGAGTAAACGGCTTCAGGTTGTTCATGATGGTATTGAACTGCTGATTTTGCAGGTCTGCGGCATACTTCTGAGCTTCTGCGGCATACTTTGCACTTTTATCAGAGCCACCTTTCCCGCCCTTTTCAGGGCAATAAGGTTCCTCGCCGCGCAGTTTTCTGCCCAGCTTAAATGCATATAACATGGCTATCTCCCGTGATTCAGGAAGTCGATTAGTTCTTCGCGTGTGGCGCTGTAAAACGTCACGTCATCCACGCCTTTGAAGTATTTCTTGATGGTTCCTACACGCTTAAGGCCAATCATTGCGCAGTACATCTGCCCGTGGCGGAATTTGCGTGCAGCGAACGATGTGACGCACTGAACGGTGGTGTTAGTCAGAATGTATCGCCAGAACGCCACCCCGATTTCCTTGCTGAATCCGCGAACCTCTGGCAGGTACATGGCGTGGCAATCGAATGTAAGCGGCTGAATCTCCTGATAGTAAACAATGCCGCCAAACTGACCGTGCACGTTAACCTCAAAGTAACGGCAATCATGTTTATAGTCGTATCCATCACCGTTGTTGCTTCCGGCAATAATGTCAGGGTGATTTCCGACAGCTTCTATCAGGTCGATGTTTCGCGTTGGTTTGAATGTAATCATCAGTCAATCAGCCCATGTAATCTAAGTGCTGTTTCAAGCGCCAGAATACGCTGCCGCGCCTGCTCCAAACCTGTAGCGATAGCTGCGACTTCGGATTGTGTGTACGTAGTGCCGACCGTGTATGACTGGTTAGCGTTGAATGAGCCAAGAAGAGGTGTACCTGTGGCTGCAGTCCATCCGGTATTTCTTGCTCCAACAACCTGAATTCCATCAACTGAATATGATGTTTTTACATCCAGTGGTGACGCAAGAGACTGCGATTCTGTTACGGTTTTCGATACGTAATCACTCTTAATGTCAGATACATCGCTTTCTACGCCATCCAGTCTTTGGTCAACAGTGACCAGATGCGCCTGAATATCGATAACCTCATCCAGCAAGTAATCAACATCGCTACGCAGTACGACTATCTTCCCTTCGGCGGTTGTTAACCTGACCTCAAGGAGATTTATCGCTTTTGTGTTTGCGGTGATTCTTGCATCGTGGTCAGCCAGTTCGACATCCTGTTCATCGTTTTTCACCTGAGCATCGTAAGCGCCCTGACCAGCCTGATTTGCCTTCCCGGCAATTGCGCCGACATCAGCCCCCTGATTAATGACATACAGCAGGTAAGACTGGCTGAATATATTGCGTGGAAGGATTGATGTATCGAGCCGCGTCGCCTGCACAATAACAGGGGTGTTGAGATTCGAATCAGCCATTACTCGATCCTTATCTGAGCGCCAGACAGAGTGACAGGTGACTTCGTGATAACGCGCAATTTGAAGCCGACATTTTTCCTGATGCGCCCTACTCGCTTCCACAAAACGCGTTTGTCGTAAACGAACGGTTCATTCTGCTCAATCATCTGCTCACGTCCGTAATTGATGCCGTCAGTGGTTGCAGAGAGGAACAGGCGGTCAGCGTACTGAGCGACACCAGTCGATGATTCAACTTCCAGATCAAAACATCTGGCGTTCTCAGCTTTGAAGAGTGGTGTAAACAACAGGTGTTCTTGCTGTAGCCCATACTGGCTGCTGATATCGAACTGCAATTTGCCGATAACCGATTCCAGCTTATCTCCGCACGTTATCTGATTGCCTTCGTAAATGAAGTCGATAGCGCGGTACACATCGTCATACAAGCCTGTTTTCAGCACACACCATTGCGGACCATTAGCGCTTGAAGATGCGTCATATACTAGGACGTGGCGCGGAAGGTGGATAATCAGCAACTCATGAGCATCAAAGCGCAACGATTCCATCACGCCATCAGCCAGTTCATCAGCAGTGTAGGAGCGGAGGATTTTCTCAATGCTCGCGCTGGCGATTGGTGACACCTGACCGGAACCGATGATGTACACAGACGGCGCACCCGTTGCCGGATTGCTGATGAACGCATACGAATCAGCAAACGGCGTTTTGCAGTAGGTTCCGGCAATTCCTTTCTGCACCATCAGTGATGGCTGTGCGACATACAACGCGGCACCAACGGTGGTTGCGCCAGTCAGGGAGAAATATTCAATCGTTGATGAACCAAAGCATACGATGAAGTCTCGCCATGTTCCGATGCCGATGATGCCGTCAGGCTGCGATTCTGCGCGATATTGTGCGCTGTAGCGGTCAGGATGAGATTCGTCTTCAAGGTCAGTGATAAACCATGAATCAGTACCGTCTTTTGACCACGCATAACGCCCACGTAATCGCGTAATGTCGCGGACTGAGCCTAACTCATACTGCGTGAATCCGCTGTCTGTAGGCCAGTTTGAGACGGTTTTAACCGTACCATCATAGCGATACTCGACCAGTTGACCATTAACGCCTACAGCCTGAGATGTTCGACCATGCGCCATTGATACGCGACCACTTCCGGCGACGTCACCGACTTCACTTTCTCCTTTGTACAGCTTACCACCACATACGCGATAAACAGCATTCTGCGCCATGTTGTACTCGACGCCCCGCGATACGCCGTTCACATCAGAACGTTTGGCAATGCCCGGGAATGAGCGAAGATATCCGCTGCTGTTGAGTATTTCTTTGGGCGTAGCCAGCATATTCACTGGCAGATAGTCGATATAGTCGGCGTTTCGAAAGTCTTTGCCGACACCTTTCATAAGCGGAAGTTGCTGAATCGGCATTTATTCACCTCACGTACTCGGTTCATCTTTCTCGATGTAAAACCGATTCCACGTAAACGCGCTTTTGTTACCACTACCGCGAGGCATGTCATTTCGCCGCTCAAGTGGTGGTATTTTGGTTAAAGCGATGCAGATTGTCTGATATGCGCTGTCAGCAGCGGTAAGGAGAGCATCCGACGGCTGAATGACGTTATCCATGCACACTTGCACAGCGAGTTTCAAAGCGACGCCATCATTTGCCCATGCAGGGATACCTGAATCATCGTCAGGTAACGGCATGATGCCGTTTTCTGTATCAGCAAACTGATATCCAAGCTCGATACCTTTCGCCTGCCATGCTGCCATCATGTCTTCGAGGTCATTAATGGCATCTTCAATTGCCTGAGGGTCGGCATCTGTCAACGTGGCATTGGAATACAGCCCGGCTTTTCGTAAAGCCTTTAGAACGAGATCACCCTTCGTTTTCGCCATCTTCTTCCGCCTTAGCCACTTTTTGCTTCGTTGCGGTTTCTTCAGGAGTTTTTACCCAGCCTTTTTTCAGGTGAGATTTAACTTCTTCGTCATCAACGATGATGTAATCCAGCGAGTGGGGGCCGCAGGTGATCATCGATCCCGGCTTATAAAGCATGATTTGAGACATTTCGATCTCCAAAAAAAAAGAGGGGCCGAAGCCCCTTGGATTACTGGTTAGCCAATACCAGGCCGGTGAATTCCGGGACCAGTACGCTTGCGCCAGCCAGCGTGGTGAAGCGAGTCCACGTTTTGCCAGATTTAGCGTCGAATTGGTAAGCCATGATGATGGTCGCACCCTGCTCGGTCGTTGCGGTCATAACCTGCGGACCCTGGCCGGTAGGGAATGCCAACTTGCCATACATCAGCTCAACAGAACCCTCAGCGAAGAAGATGTTGGAAGCCGCAGCCTTCTTGTTGAGGATGTTGATCTTCGCGCTATTCTTCGGATTGGCGGTAACGTTCTGGTAAGGAATAGACGCCTTATCCGCGTTGTCTGGTGGCAGAATTTTCGGGCTGATGGTAACGGTAGTGCCTTTTACATCCAGGACGCGGAATACCTGCGGCTGACCTGTATCCACCTTCTTGATCATGTGGACACTGTTAACGCCTTCGATAGTGAATGCATCACCGACAGCCAGTACGTTCTCAGCGGATACGGTGATATCACCCTGGCGGTTATCGGTAGGCGCTCCGTTGGAATCCATCGCGGTAACTTTATGTGCTACTGCGCCGCCGAGAGTTACAGCGGTAGCTGAACCAGCCTTCATTGCGCCAGCATAATCAACGCGGAAACTGTCGAAGGATGCCACAGGTGGAATCTGAGCTTTCTCATAGGCTGTCAGAGTTGCACCGACCGCATATGCGCGAGAGCCAAGCTCCTTAGCCAGGTCTTTGTAGTTGAACGGGTTGTAGAACGCCTTGCGCTGACCACCCTGAGGCACACCAATGGACAGCATCATTGCATCAACGTCAGCCGATGCGTTCCAGAGTTCTTCGCCGAGAGTGCTACCGGTGGACGCCGATTTAATGGTGACCACGTTGGTGGAGCGAGCGACCACCTCATCGACGATCATGTTATCAACCCACGCCGCCAACTGGCGACCCGCCGCCTTGCCAGCCTGCTCTTTGTGCCACGGATCGCGCATTTCTTTTGCGTCCAGTTCGTAGATGACGTTCTCTGGCTCGCGGAAGCGAGCAGGCACCTGACGCTGAACGAGTGAGTTTGCAGTGGCCGAAGTCAGATCAAGTCCGCTCACGGTTTTCAGGTGGTAGCCCTGAGGGCGATAAACAACGTCGCCAGCGCGCTGCATTTCAATGTCGCCCGGTCGGAACTTGCTGCACTCGCGGGAAACGACATTGGACGCCTCAAAACTATCAATGACGCTCTCAAAGAGGATTTCGAGGTCTTTTGTTAACTGGTTAGACATAGGTATTTAGCTCCGATGGATTATTTTTTAGCTTTGTTCTTCGCCGCCCGGTATTCGGTGTAATCACCGGTGTCGCGCGCTTTTTCGAGAAGTTTGTCGAGGTTATTGATTACTGCGCCGTTGCTCCCCTTAACTGTCGGGGTTGTGGCTGCCGTGGTTTTTGCTTTTGGCATGATTCTGGCCTTCGATTCGATACGTTCCAGCAGACGACCAATTGCTACGGGGTTGGTAGCTTCTGCCAGTTGCTTGCGCAGTTCAGCGTTGCGACCGAGTGCCAGAACAACGATTTCCGGCTTCTCTGACTCAAGAAGGATCATGTCCTGAATGTGAACAGGAACATCTTCGCGTACAGCCTGCTCTGCATCCTGGTAACCAGCCACTTTCAGTGCTTTTACTCTATGCATGTAATTGGCTGCTTTCTGCTGAAGCGTTGCGGTACGCGCCTCTTCCTCTCGTTTCCGCTCTCGTACTTGCTCCTGGTATTTGCCGTTGTCCTCCGCCCACTTAGCCATGCGTTGCTGGTAGATTTCTTCATCGAAACCGATGTCCTCATCATCCAGTTTTGGCATTCGCGGTGGTTGAGTGATTACCGGCTGCTGCTCGACGGGTTTCTGAGACTGACGCATCAGCTCTTTCAGCTCGCGGTCCTTCTCTTTAATCGTCTTGCGCAGGTGTTTTACCAGTCCATGCTCTGCGCCATCTTCGCTGGTTGGCGAATCCAGCTTTTCGTCACCAAAGTAGAATTCCTGTTCTGATTCGTCGTCATCAGTTTCAGTAGCTTCCTCTGCATCATTTCCGGAGGGCTTACAGCCATCTTCTGTTTCGACTTCTTCAGCCAGTTCGACATCATCAGGAATCTGCTCTGATGTATCGGTTTCTATTTCAACTTCTGGTGTGTTTTCTGCCATCTGGTCCATTTGTTACCCCTGTTTACTCGATGTTCAGCCCATCGGAAGGCAATAGGGTGCCAGGCCTCATAAAGACAGCCATTGCACGTTATTGGTTAATTACTGCTGTGATTGTTGCTGGGTTGATTTTTGCAGGATGCTGCTGATGTCCATTCGTTGTGCATGGCCCTGTGCCTGACTTTTCAGGACAAGCTCTGCATCAGCACGGGCGTTATCTCCTTGCTGTTGCTGGAACTGTCCGAGCAGTTTCAGAGCCTCGCGGATATCAGATTTCTGCTGGCTATCGGCAGATGCGAGGATTTTCACAACATTTGCCGCAGCAACCTGAGCATCCGTCTGTGCCTGGAATGCTTTAACCTGAATAGCTGCCTGTTCGTTCTGCGCTTTCTGCAATTCAGCCTGACCAGCAAGAAGTTGACCTTGCGCTGCAACCATAGCCGGATCTGGCTGACTGGCCTGTTGTTGTTTCGCCTGTTCAACCATCTGCTGTTCTTCAGGCGTTCTCGGCTTGATAACGCCAGACAGAAGCAACTGATTGCGGTTGTATTCTTTAAGGTCGTCCATCCCTTCGCCGTCCATATTGTCGAGAATCATCGACGATACAAGGTCGTGCTTCTGCGTTCCTGGTGGGATAAGTGCCAGCATGGAAAGTAACGACTTAACCGTTGCATCACGACGAGTAGCGAACGACTGACCGACATCGACAGTCACTTCATAGTTGCCCTGCGAAAGGTCATTAAGCGCGATAACCTGCCCTGTCTGACGGTCAACCACTTCACCAGTCATCAGCGCCACGTCATCGCTGCCGTCCTCATTAACGATACGCATCGGCGTATCACTGCCATAGACCTCACGCGCCATAGAAAGCCACACAACGCCAGCGCGACGCATGGATTTAGCCATGTTGTCCATGTAGATATAGGACTGCGTGTCCATCCGGTTAAAGATGCTATCAACGGTATCGGTGGCGACGTTGCTCGGCATGTTCTCAAGCTGCGACGCACCTGTAATTTGCTGAATAGCAGTTCCGGTGTACTGCAATAGCCCGGCAAGAGCAGGAGGCATTTGTGTTGTAGGTGTATAACTGCTGACCTGAGCCTGCGCAGTAATATCTCCGTTTTTGTTTTTCAGACTGACCATCGGCAGGAACGCCGGGCGCTTTTTGTTGCGCTCCGCCCAATGAGTGGCAAGAGGACCAGGAATCATGTCAACATCAACTACAGGAATGCCATCGCCGCCAGCCTGAGTAGCGTTATCTGCAATCATGGAAACCATCAGGTTCTCAAGACGCTGTGCATCCATCGCTTTTGCTGCGTGGCCTTCGATTCGCTCCTGATTATCAACAAATGAACGACGCCCATATACCGGGATGAGAGGAATATGTTCGCCCGGAATACGCTTCGGTTCTTCCAGCCATTCAGCGCCAGACAGAAGACCGCAATAAACTCGGCGTTTCTTCACTGTCCGCTCACCAATCAGTTCGAATGCGCCATCGGTCAGCTCGTCGACAATATCTTTGATTTGATCTTCATCATAGATTGCCGTTTCTCCGCTAACAGGGTTACGCCATGCTGTGAGCTTCACCTTCTCTACGCGAACTTCGTAGTAGCGTCCAACATAGATGGCGTCAGGCGTTGACCAGTCATACTGAGTACCAGTGTCATCACGAGAAAGGCTTGCCGCGATGGAATCAGGGTATTCAGCCTCGAACGCTTTAGGCGTCATGGAGAACATTTCCATAGCCCACATAGCATCAGAGCGGTCATATTGCTTGCTGTCCTGATCGAAGAAAACGCATGTCGCTGGGTCGTAAACAGGAAGAAGGCTGATGCGTCGCTGCTCGTTACTTGGGTCCATTTCATCTTCGTAATCGGCACACATGCGGAAACAACCGAATCCGCCCGTTACAGCATCATCAAATGCGTTATCACACGCTTCGCCACCGGATGTTTCCTGATAGTCAGCGCGGAATTTGCCGTTCATCTTTTCGGCTAACGCTTCCGATGCCTTGTCATCCTTCGGCCTGAATTTAACGCTGATGCGATTCTGTCGATACTCGCCAATGATGCGATCACATTCACGGGCAATCTTATTCAGTTCAAAGCGCGGGTAATGCTCAAACCTGCCTTCATCAAATGAGTAACCAGCGTTTGTGCTGCCTTCCCACTGTGCGCCGGACACCCGGACGAAACGTTGAGCCTCAATAATCTGCTCTCGCATATCCTGCGTTGCTGACCAGGCATTATCAAAGTTGCACAGCACCTTGCGATGCCAGTCAGTCATCTTTCTATCATCAGCCATCATCCAACTCCGCAAGGTATGTTGTAGCTTGAGTAATCAATCTCTTTAGGATCTTTGATGTCTCGCATCTGTATTGCAAAACGCCTCATCATGTAGCCATAGCGAACAGCAGAAAGGATGTCGTCATTTAGCTTGACGATCTTCCCGTTCTCATCGCGGTGATACAGGCGAAACTCTTCAAAGAATGGCTCGCAGGTGTTAAATACCTTGAAACGACCGTCGAGCATCATGTCGCGTATCTCTGCTATCCCGGGTTCGACCGCATTACCTCCATCAGGCCATGTTGCATGATCTGGCAACATGTCGAACCCAGCGTCGGCGTATTGTTCCTTGAGCTGAGCGCCGCCTCCCTTTTCGTGCTGATGCCCGTCATGAGGCCAAGCCGTAGGGGTGTTTTTGCTCCATGCTTTAACAGCACTCCATGCCTCTGTCGCCTTCTTCTGTTTGGCCTTCCAGACGCGAGAAAGATAAATCACGTCCTCGTCTTTATCCCACCAAAGCTGGATATGTGCCTGTGGGTGATCCCATCCGAAGTCCATTGCATTGATGACGTAGAAGTGATCAGGACACTCGAACGGCTGACACTTAATCGTCTCTTCCGGTATCTGGAAGATTCGACCGCTACCCATCGTAGGAATACCGCGAGCACGCGCCTCTCTCTCATGCTCAGGATAAGATGCGATGATTTGCTCTTTCTGCTCGTCGGTGTAGTGCTCAGCGTCATAGATGGTCATGTTGACCACTTTCTGCGACTTGCTGGGATTCTTCAGGAACTTGGTAACAACGTCAGACATCCCCATCAGCGGGGTAAACGTCAGAATTGAGAATTGCCCGTATTTGTTGGTACGGGTAAGCCCTTCGCCATAAATGCTGTATGGTGGCTCTTCGTCAAACCACACGCCGTGGATTGTGTCACCCTGCCAGCGAGCGCGTCCTTGCGAGTATGGTTTGAAGTAGCAGATTGAAATGCCATCTTCAACGCCATCAGCCGTGTGATGCTTAACCAGAAGATGATCAACAAGGTTCGGAAAGAAAGGAGACTTCTTCCAGCTAATGATGTCTTCTTTCGGTATGGAACCGTAGCCTGGCTCGTCATTCTCTTCAATACGACCGCACAGGATGCGTTGAGTCGTTTTGGTTACAGTCTCGTTTGTCTCGCCGCCAATCCAGAAGACAACAGGCTCATAGAAACGCTTACCTTTCCACTCACCGCCATATTTACCATCAGCAGGATAGCCTTTTGTGCCCGGATAACGCCCGGTAAGGTGAAACGCGACTTCAGCAGCACCAGTAAATGACTTACCAAGCTGGTTACCAGCCATAAAACAGCGCTCTGGATAGTCATGCCCGGCGTCGATGAACTCACGCTGTTTGCTGTATGGCGTAAATTCATATAGCAGGTGTGTGTTCCGGTAGTTCTCTTCTTCTTCGAGTAGCTCGAGCAACTCGATTTGCTCTTCGTCGCTCAGGTTATCAAGAATCGCGTCCAGTTCCACGGTTGAATAGCTCCTTGATACGAGAGCGTCGCTTATCGCGATCTCCCTTATCAGGTGTCACGTCTTCAACTTGCGACTGCTCTTTGAGGCCCAAATCACGGGCGATGATGTTAGCGTTGAGAAGGTCAGCGGCTGCGCCAGAGAATTTCTGGTCGTAGATGATGTCTTCCGCTCGTGATGTGACGTCAGAAAAACCTTCCATTGACCGGAAGGTTCCCCATGTTTGCCTGGTGATATCAAGGAAGGTACACAATCCTGAAATAGTCATGGCTCGCATCTTAGGAAGATTAGCCTTAATTATTTCTCCCTGATATGAAAATACCTTACCCTCCCATAGCGGGTTATCATCAGCCCACTCGAAGTATTCACAACAAGCAGCCCACAGCGCCTCAGGCGATTCGAATTTAGGGTTTCGCCCATGACTACTGCGGGCCTCCCAGAATCGGTTGCCCTTTGGTGCTGCCATATTCATCTCACTTAATCGTTATTTCAGGTTGAGCATCATGCTCCGGTGGTGAACAGGTCTAACGCTTCCTTCGATTTACGCACCGCTTCGATAGTGCGGGTCGTGATATCTGAATTAGCGCCACCTGACTGGAAGTGAATTTTGAATAGCTCAAGCTTCAGCTCGTCAGTGCCAATGAACTGAAATGCTTCTTCTGCGGCTGCGTTCTGGTTCATGACCAGCTTGTAAATCTCTAACTGGAATTTCTGTTCTTCAGTCATGGGAATAATCTCTGCCATTGTTGGCTCCGTTTATCCGTTAAAAGGGATATCAGTTAAGTTATCCCGTGTAGGGTATAAGTCATTGTCGAGACCACTCATTGAATGGTCTCTGCAATAACCGATGTCTTTCCATCAGTCCGCCACCACAAAGAATCTTTTTTGCCATAAGGCAGGAGGTTCATCTTTCAGTGGCTGCCAGTGTTATTTCCCCACTTTCTGGCTTGGGTTGTTTCGCTGTATTGCCGCAACTGGTGGTGCACAGATTTAGTTAAATCTGTTCTCGCCTGAACTATCTTTTACATACCCGGATTGTGGGGATGTAAATCACGGTTTCATTATCAAGCCCACCCGTAGATGGGCTTTGGAATGGCTACTTCGCTTTTGCTTCCGCTCGCTTACGCCGGCGCTCTTCTTTCCTCTCGGCTTTTGCCATGTCCATGAATGCCTGCATGATCGAGTTCCGCATCATGTAGCTAACAAAGTGATGATTGACACAGCCGTTGAGGCGCAGCTGCTCGCCAAACTCATCCACCGAGGCCAATGCTTCCATCATGCCCTTCTCGCCTTTCATGAACTCTGAGAAGTCGCGCCCCGCTCTGGAGGCGCATTCAATAACACGATCACTCATCCCGGAAGCCCGGGGATCGTAATCTGCAGCTGGTTAGCCAGGGAGTTAATCTCAGCGACCAACACTGGCTTCGTATAGCGCCATGCTGCCAGCCCTTGTCCGCAGAAGCTCGCCATGTCTTTCTTCTGGTCAAACTCATGACATTTCATGTTGAGCTGCGCACTTAAGCTGTTGCGATGCTGAAGTTCTCCGGTGAAGTAGTCATCGAGGACTTTATAGGCCGCGTACTTGAACCCGGGGTTTAACCAAGCCGCATAATCGTAAGCAACAAACTTCCCGCCATATGTTCCACCGTGTACACCGCGCTCAGTAAAAACCACAGATTCGTGGTTTTTCTCCAGCTCGGCTAAGAACTCTTTGGTCTGCTTGTTTCGCAGGTAGTGGTAAGGCGATTCAGATTCACTTTTACCACTGGCTTTCCACATATCAGTGAGGCAGATCATGCCATCTTCACCGATACGAATTGGTTGATTGAAGAGGGTTAATGATTTCATAGCGTGTACCTACTCTTTGAAATGAACCTTTGCCGCACAGGAAACCAGCCCACCGAGGCTCGCCAGCACTACCTGGTATCCTCAAAGGCCCATTCCAAAGGGGCAGGTTCGGTGTAAAAAACATGCGTTGCGGTACGCATTTATTGCAAAAAGCCCCGCATCGCGAGGCTCATTAAATTGACTTTGTGATTTGCAAAAAAATTATTTCAGGCATTGCGTCCTGATGTATTCCTGCAGGTAGTTAACCTGCGCGGTTATCCTGTCGATTCCACTTCTGAGACGGTAATAATTGAGTTCAGCATCTGCTGTAAGTCTTGGGCTTTCTCCATCGCCCATGCTGCTGGCTCCGGTCGTTGACTTTGCACAGGTGGCGGCGACTTGCAGGCGCTTACGACCAGCAGAAACATCAGCACGGAGACTTTCGATAGTCGCGTTAGCATCAGCAAGCTCCTTTGTGTATCTGGCGTCAAGTTCTGCTACATCACGTTGACGCTTCTGCATGTCAGCAATTGTGGATGCGGCCTTATCGCGCTGCTCTTTGTAGGCGATTGCGTTATCACGGTAATGATTAACAGCCCATGACAGGCAGACGATGATGCAGATAACCAGAGCGGAGATAATCGCAGTTACTCTGCTCATTGCTGCCCCCACAAACAGACTTCACGCTCAATCTCACGGCGAGTCATCAGCCCTTTCCATTGCTTACCGCCAGCGTATGTCCAGCGACGTAGCTGGTCACATGCGCCCTTGATATCGCCCTGGTTGATTTTGCGAAGAAGCGTCGATGTTCTGAAATTGCCTGCGCCCACGTTATAGACGAACGAATAAAGAGCGCCGCGCGTTGTTTCCGGTATATCGACTTTGATGTACG